TGGAAAGACAAGAAGTGCGGTCTTCTTCTTAAAAGACATTATGGGATATGCATTGAGCAATGAAAAGGCGGTGATCCAATAATCTGCCACCGGATGGGCAACACTCCGGAGAATAGGAGAAATCATGATTACAGTAACCGCAACAGAAGATGAAATCAGTGTAACCGGCCATGCAAATACCGGTCCGCCTGGTCACGATATCGTATGCGCTAGTGTTTCAACCTTGATACAGACACTGGTTGTATCTATTGAAGACCTGACAGAGGATAAACCCGATTATATTATCGGGAAGGGAACATTTAATTTGAAAACGAAGAATTTATCAACAGAATCAAAATTGTTGGTAGATTCTTTTTTTGTTGGAATTTGCGGGGTGGCTGGTACTGATCAGACAGCTGTCCAAATTATATAAACCCTTGTCCGAAACTGACATTAAACTACAGTGAATGCTCTGGGCACGATTGTGAATGGAGCGGGCACGGAAAGGATACTATGAGAAACAAATTTTATTTAGCGATGAACGAAACAAAGAAACCATTTGATTTGCAACTGTTTGCAGACGGAGACGGTACTGGGGCCAACAATGGTAATGGAGACGGATCTAATGCAGGAGAAGGCAATGCAGAAGGTAATAAAGAGGGAAACAAGCCAGCAACCTTTGATGAGTTTCTAAAAGGTGACGGTAATCAGGCTGAATTTGATCGCCGCGTACAGAAGGCTATTGATACAGCAGTGACCAATGCACAAGATAAGTGGCAGGCGCTGACAGATGATAAGCTTTCTGAAGCTGAAAAGCTTGCAAAAATGACAAAAGAGGAGAAAGCTGAATACCGGGCAAGTAAGCTTGAAAAAGAGCTCGAAAGCATGAAACGGCAGAACGCTCTTACAGAGATGTCCAAAACAGCCAGAAAGATGCTCTCTGAAGAAGAGATCAACATTCCGGACGAATTATTGACTCATCTTGTTACAGCAGACGCAAGCGGAACAAAGACCGCAGTTGATTCTTTCGTTAAGCTATTTAAGTCTTCTGTTCAAGCGGCAGTAAAAGATGCACTCAGAGGAAATGCGCCGAAAGGTGGAACAGGTAGCAATAGAGCGGTTACCAAAGACCAGATACTTGCGATCAAGGACAGAGCTGAAAGACAGCATATGATCGCGGAACATATGGATTTATTCCAATAATTATATTATAAGGAGGCATGAGAACATGCATAATAAAAGAAAATTTGACTTACAGCTGTTTGCAGCATTGCAAGGTCAGACAGGAACAGCGCAGATTACGACCAATGCAAGAGAGATTGATTTCGTAACTTCTTTTTCAAAAAATCTTGAGGCGCTGACCGATATCATGGGGATCAGCAGATTTGTCAAAAAGGCAAATGGTACTGCCCTGAATACAAAGACAGCAACCGGAACTTTGGAAAGCGGTGCAGTGGCTGAGGGTGATGAAATTCCGTTATCTCAGTTTAAGGTGGAGGAAAAGCCCATTGATACCATTACGCTTGAAAAATACCGCAAAGGTGTGACTGCAGAGGCTATCGCAGAACATGGCTATGATGTAGCAGTTGCCATGACTGATGAAGAGTTCAAAACCGAGCTTCAGGATATTGTGCTGAATCGTTTTTACGATTTCATGAAGACCGGCACTCTGAAATCCACTGAGAGCACCTTCCAGATGGGAGTTGCAATGTCGATCGGCCGTGTAAAGGATAAGTTTAAAAAGATCCACAGAACCGCTACAGGCGTTGCAGTATGGGTTAATACTCTTGATCTATATAAGTATATCGGTGCGACCCCTATCACGATCCAGACCGCTTTTGGTATGGATTACGTAGAGAACTTCATGGGTGCTGATGTGATGTTTATCTCTTCCGAACTGGAGGAAGGGCAGATCATTGCAACACCAATTAATAACATGATCGGCTACTTTGTGGATCCGGGCGATTCCGAATTTGCGCAGGCAGGACTGGCATACACCACTGACCCTGAAACTGGCCTGATCGGGTTCCATACAGAGGGAAATTACAGCCGTGCGCTGTCAGAGTCCTACGCGCTTATGGGTCTGAGATTGTTTGCAGAGTATCAGGACGCAATTGCAGTGATTACTGTATCTGCCGGCACTGGTGGATCGGGGGAATAACGTCGCCTATAGTCGGACAGGCGATTCCCGGCTACGCGATACTGTCAGAATGACCGGCTAATTTAAGAAAGGAATAATAAGACATGGCAAAGACATGGGGAACATATGCAATTGGCGACAGCAAATCCAGAGCAGAAAATGTAGCCGCAGCAGATGCGGCCAATGCCCTGATAAAAAGAGAGGACGCCCAGAGGTGGGAAGATGGAACACAGGGGCCGCAAGGAAAAACAGGCCCCGCTGGGCCGCAGGGCCCTGCAGGAGAAAAGGGAGATCCCGGAGCAACGGGTCCAGCCGGACCGAAAGGAGAGGCGGGTGCTACTGGTCCAGCAGGTACTGCAGGCACCAAGGGCGCAACTGGGGCTGCCGGAGTCGGCGTAAAATCCATCGCGCTGACTGTTGATGCAGACGGCAAGGTAACCGGTGGCACCATGGCCAAAACGGATAATTCTACCGCCGCGGTTACGGTCACGACTGAAACCGAGTAAGGCAGGTGACCTAAATGGCAGCACTCGATGATGTAAAAATATTACTGGACATCACAGAGACTGATCAAGACAAGAAACTAGGTCTGATCATTAGTAACGCTGAGAAACAGATCCTTGCTTATCTTCCGGCCGACATTAAAGAAGTGCCAGAGGCCCTGCAGTATATTTCAACTGAACTTGCGATTGTACGGTTCAACCGAATTGGCAACGAGGGGATGTCCAGCTACAGCCAGGAAGGTGAAAGCATTACATACGGGGATGATATTGCCCCGTATCTCTCTGCTATACAGGCATGGTGCGAAGAACAGGAGAACAATCATCGAGGGGTGGTGCGTTTCATTTGAGATATAATACCCCTATTTTCTTTGTTAAAGAGGCTGAGAAACATTATGATCCGGAAGCAGGAGAATGGATTCAGGGAGAGCCAGTAAGAACAAAGAAATATGCGAATGTAACACACATGGGTGCAGACCGACAGCAGGCCGTGTTTGGTGATGTGAAAGCCAACCGGCTTGTTGTACGTTTACAGCGTGTTTATGGCGAAGCTTATGATCTTATCGAAATAGGCGGAAAAGCTTATCATACGGACACTGAGAGGCTTCCCAGTGATACACAGAGCTTGGTGGTGATGCAGAACAATGGCTGAGGTAAAGATTGAAGGCGTTGATGAACTCATGAAAGCCCTGAAAAAGAATGTAAAGCTTGATGATGTAAAGAGAGTTGTAAAACAAAACGGGTCTGAACTGCAGACCGCTGCTGAGCGTGTTGTACCAGTAGACACTGGTACTTTGAAACGCAGCATCGGTCTTGAAATTAAGGACAGTGGATTGACTGCAGAGGTTGAGCCAACCGCTGAATATGCGCCGTATGTGGAATATGGGACCCGATACATGAGGGCTCAGCCTTATATACGCCCGTCTCTGGAGAGGCAAGAAGGTCAGTTTAAGGCGGACATGAAGAAGCTGGTAAAGTAGGAGGGGTATATGGAAAAGACAGTAGAACAAGCCATACACGATAAGCTATGGCAGATTGTATCACCTTTGGCCGCAGAGCATGTATATGAAAGCCGTCCTATGACGGAAGTCATATATCCTTTTGCGGATTTTGAAGACTTTCTTTCCAGCTTCGTAGGTACAAAGAATGGAACGCTTGCACGGATTGCGGTTGATCTAAACCTCTGGGAATCCGAGGACAAGCGGAAGCACGTCTCCGATGCAGGAGAAGCTCTTTTCAGGCAGGCAATGCAGCTGACAGATGTATTTGGGTATCAAATATCCATGAGAGTAAGTGATTCCACAATCAGAGTAATACAAGACAGAACCGTGACACCTCCGATCTGGCGATGCATGGTTCATTTAGAATTTGACGTATAGGAGGTAAAAATATGTCAGTTATACAAGGCAAACGAATTGTATATTTATATCGCCTTTTGGATGAGGCGAAGACGAATGATGCGACAGCAATTGCATTCACAACAGAAAACAGTACGTCCATTTCGAGTGATTCGGACACGGTTTCCACGAAGAGTGGAAGCATCAGGGTTCCGAAAGATCCTGAGACAGAAATTAAGGCAACGGCGATTTTTGCCAGCGAGAATGATGAGATTGCTAAAAAGATAAAAGCAGCGGTATTAAATGGCGATATGTTGGAGATCTGGGAGGCAAACCTTGATGATCCCGGCGATGACACAAATGAAGGCAAGTTCGCTGCTACGTACTATCATGGATATGCCACCAGCTATGAGCTGACCTCAAATAGTGAGGATCATGCAGAGGTTGCACTTGAGTTTGCCATTGACGGTAAAGGCGTTGATGGCTATGCGACTGTAAGTGATGAACAGCAGGCTATCGCTGACCTGGTATTTAAGGATACAAAAAAAGACACGTCGGGGGAATAACATCCCTTGGCACGTCAGCCATAGTAGGTCAAGGGATCGTTGATATGGCGATAATAAGTGAGTAGATGGAGGAAAAAATAGATGCAGGAATTAACAATTAACGGTCAGGTATATCAATTCAACTTTGGGATGGGCTTTCTTCGGGATATGAACGCGAAAGTTTCTATTACAGACAGCGACGCACCTGGTGTAAGGCGAAATGTTGGGGCGCGCTATAACATAGCGAGAATTATTGATGGTGATGTGGAAGCTTTGGAGGATGTACTTGATACAGCAAACAAAGGGCAGAACCCTCGTCTGACAAAAGCGGCGATTGATGCCTTTATTGATGATGAAAACACCAATATTGATGAGGTGTTTGATGAGGTTATGGGTTTTTTAAAGACAGCAAACTCTACCAGAAAAGTGACAAACCAGATTCTGGAAGCGGTGGAGAATCAAAAAGCAAGAGCAAACCAGTAAGCATTGAAGAAATGTACCATGAGATAGCTATTAATTGCTTTCGCTATTTCGGATTTAAGAGACTATCGGAGGTGGATCAGCTTACGATACCTGAATATGAGCTGCTGATTGAAGCACATAACCTGCAAATGGTGGATGAAGAATATAGACGCCATGAGCAGGCTTTTTTAAATTATCAGGTTCAGGCGCAAAAGCCTTCCGGAAGAAATAAGACCAGGCCGGTTTATAACACTTTTAATAAATTCTTTGACTATGAAAAAGCGATTGCCAGCGTGAAAAAGAAGAAGTCAGATAAGCCACAGGAGAGGTTCAAAGGTATCGGAAAATTGTTAAGGAAAGGAGGGAAAATGAATGGGTGATTTTTCTGTAAGAGCAGTACTTTCTGCGGTGGATCATGGATTTTCGTCTACTCTAAAAACCGCAATGGGATCTGCAAATAGTTTGAAGACCACTCTTACAGGCGGCCTTGGATTCGGTATCATGGCTGGCATCGGACACAAGGCCTTTTCTATGGTGTCCAGCGGCCTTACAGGACTTACCAAGGAAACGATAGGAACCTCCGATTCTATGCAGAAACTGCAGACAGCAATGCGGTTCGGCGGTACGCCAGAAGCAGAAATACAGAGGATTGCCGGTGCTACAGGTTCTCTAAAAACCTATGCTGATGATACCGTGTTCTCTCTTAACGATGTTCTGAGTACATTCGGAGCACTTTCAGCGAATGGAATTAAGGACGCTGATAAAATGACCGAGGCTGTTGGCAACGCAGTTGCTGTATTCGGCGGCGGTGCGCAAGAATTTAGCGCTGTTGGATTGGCATATAGCCAGGCAATGGCTGCTGGTGCCCTCCATGCTCAGGACTGGAATCAGATCTTAAATGCCAGCCCACAGTTAGCCGGTGGATTAAGAAAAGAGTTGTCAAAGCTCAATCCCGTTATCGGTAAAGATTTTAAAGGCGCAATGGAAGACGGCGAGATCACAGCAGAGCTCTTGGGACAGGCCATGAATAACATCGGTATGACCGACATGGCTAAAGACGCGGCTACATCCGTAACAACTTTTGAAGGTGCTATGGGGAACATGGAAGCAACAGCGTCCAGCGGTATACAGAAGCTGTATGATTCCTTTGCGAAAACAAAAGTGATTGATGCTATCAATGGGATGAATGACAAGATTGGATCCGCATTCGACTGGATGGCGGAGAAGATCCCTGGTGTACTGGATAAAATATCTCCATACTGGGACGTTATCAAAGAAGATGCTGGCCAGGTTAAAGAAGCATTCGGTGAAGCAGTCAGCGCTATTGGCGATAGCTTAAGTGAACTCACAGGATCGTTCGGATCCACAGAAAGCGTAAGTAACTTTTCAGATATCATGGGAACTGCTACGGACGCCATTAAAAAGTTTGCCAGTTTTCTGACAGAACATTCCGATCAGATTGCAGACCTTATTACGAAGTTGCCCCAACTGCTTCTTGCATATAAAGGATTTAAAATAGTAAGCGCAGTAGCTCCGGCACTGGGGCTTTTCTCAAAGGGTATTATGGGACTTGCGGGAAAAGGTGTAGGGGCGATTGCGGGGAAGTTAACAGGTGTATCCACAGCCACACAGACAGTCGGAAGTGCAAGTGCATCAAGCTCAGGCAGTCTTTTACAGATGTCTGTAGCGTTTATTGCTCTTGGAGCAGGAATAGCGCTTGCCAGTTTGGGGCTGGCATTGATTGTAAATTCTGCAATTCAAATGGCTCAGGCTGGTCCGATGGCCGCAGTGGCCGTGGCTGGCCTTGTGGGTGTTATAGCGTTGCTCGCAGTGGGAGCTGCGGCTTTAGGCCCAGCACTTACCGCCGGTGCAGTCGGCTTTGTTGCCTTCGGTGCGGCAATTGCACTGGTCGGTGTTGGTGCTCTTGCGGCAAGTGCAGCATTGTCAATCGTTGCTGGCGTATTGCCTACAATTGCTCAATATGGGTTGCAGGGTGCTGTAGCGATTGCGGGTCTTGGAGCGGGAATGCTTGCATTTTCTGCAGGTGCTGCAGCTGCCGGTGTGGCCAGCGCTGTACTTGGTGCAGGACTTGCGGTTGTAGCTGTTGGACTTGGACTTGTTTCCGGTGTGGTTATGATCGCAGCGGCAGGAGTTCTTGCACTTGGAGCAGGCGCAGTTGTGCTTGGGGCAGGACTTACAGTCGCGGGAGCGGCATTAACAGTTGTCGGCGCTGCCCTTCCCCCGGTTGGATCCGGTGCCATAGCAGCCACAGCGGGACTTGCAGGAATGCTTGCGATTACTGTAGGACTTGCGGCAGGTTTGCTCGTGCTGAATGCTCCCTTATTGCTACTAGGACCAACATTTTTAGTCGCTACAGCCGGAGCATTAGCTTTTGGTCTTGCAATGACAGGATCAGCTGCCGGATGTACTTTAATGGCCGCAGCACTGAAACTGGTAAATTCAAGTATGAAATCTATTTCAAGCAATGCAAAGTCTGCACAGAAATCAATCAGTAGCATGAAGAGCTCAGTCAGCATTGTTGGGGATGGTCTGGATGCTTTGGGAAACAAAGCAAAGGATGCCGTAAAGAAATTCACGAGCGCATTTTCATCTGGCTCAAGCAGTGCACAAACAGCTGGTAGAAAAATGGCTGACGGTGTGAAAAACGGTGTTCAATCAGGATTACAACCTGTGCCCGGTGTTGCGACTAAGAGTATGAACGGTTTTAACTCCGCTCTTTCATCTGGTGGATCGAGGGCGGTCTCAACAATGAGGAGTACTGCAAATCAAATTGTTTCAGCCGCTAACTCGGCGACCGGAAGAATGCGAGGTGTTGGAGCCAATATCGGAGCAGGGCTTGCAAACGGTATGGCATCAAGTTTGGGGCATATAAGATCAATCGCCTCTCAAATGGCTGCAGCCGCCGAACAAGCGGTCAGAGCTAAAGCACAGATCCACAGCCCATCAAGAGTATTTAAAAAACTTGGTGCATTTGTTGGAGAAGGTTTCGCTGACGGCATTGAGTCCATGAGTGATACAGTTCAACGAGTAAGTGATCGCATGGTACAAATACCTGATGTGCCTGAACTTGCCGGAGCAGGTGGTGGGACGTTTTCCATGAATCGCACTTTGAGTGCTGAATACGAGTATAGTCCTGTGATCTATGTAAATGCAGAAGTAACAAGTGTGATGGATGGTAGAGAAGTAGGCTATGGATCCGCGCAGTATGTGCAGGAAAAGAACAAGAAAACTGAGAAATTTAAAAACAGATTACAAGGGAATCAGTAGGGAGGGAATATGAGATTTATTGATACAATTGAACATGGCAGTAATGAAGAGTCTCTCCCTGCAGAGGCTCTTTCGATTAATAGTGTATATATCGAGAATGTTATTGATGGCTACCGCACGCTGACAGTTTCAGGGCGAGAAACCCACAGTATGGACTATGATGAGAAACGGATCGGCGATCATACTTATATGCAGAACTACTATCAGGACAGCCGGATTATTGAAGTGGAGTATCAGGTGTTTGCAGATAGTCCGGAAGAATTGATGCAGAAATATAACGTTCTGAACGGTCTTCTGAATTTTAAGGAAGCAAAGTTGATTTTTGCTGACGAATCTGACAAGTATTATATAGGAAGCAAGGCAGAATCTGAAGCTCCCCCAAAGGGAAGATTGAACGTAACATCCACATTCACAATCTATTGTCCTGATCCGCATAAGTATGCAGTTGATGAAAAAGAATTCCAAGCAAGTATAAATTCAGAGGGCGTACTCGAATCAATTATTAATAATGAAGGAACTGCGGAAGTTCCAATTGATTACACAATTAAAAATAACCATGACAACGGATTTTTGGGCGTGGTAACTGAAGATGCAGTGCTGCAGATGGGGAGAATTTCGGAGGTTGACGAGGTGCCTTATCAGCAGTCAGAAAACCTGATAAACACCAACGATTTTAGTGATTGGACGAGGGATACAAGCACGCATCCAGAGAACTCCGCAAAAAAGACGAATGGAAAGTTACAGATGAAGCCTTACAGCGGGCAGAACATACTACAATTGGTTGATCGTGGTGGTACTGTGGGAGTTAATGGTGGAATGATATCGAAAGAAATACCGCCAGATTCCGAGGGCATCGCAGGTGCTAAGAATTTTTGGTGTTATTTTAATGCCTGGTTTGAAACCGGGGCTGTCAAGCAAGTATCCACAATGTCGATAAACTTTTTAGATGAAAACAATGAACTAATATTTTGTTACATGATCGAAAAAAATAACTTGAATAGCAATCGAGCCCACGTGATGCTCAGGGGTGGAGGGAGTCAGCAACACAAATATTTTGATGAATATTTTGAGCCAAGTATGGCCGCTTATGGCAAAAACATGTTCGATTGGCAACGAGGCCATGCCGATGTTGTTAAAATGGGATCCACTCTTGGAGGATACTATTATGGCACACGCTACAGCGTAGACGTACCTGATTTGGCCGATAAGGTGTGTACAAAGATACAGCTATATATCGGAGGCTATGATACATTACCAATGGTTACGGGATCTGCATTTCGGTCATTGGTATTTCAGAAACACAATGTGGATAAATTAGATGATGTTCCAAATAGGTATCCACAAGACAGTACAGTCGAAATAGACGGACACGAGGGCAAGATTTATACCGATGGTATTTTACGGCCAGATGATGAAATAAGAGGATCCATATATCCGTTAGCTAAGCCGGGGAAAACCAAGGTGCAGTTTTATTACTCCGATTTTGCGGATCCAAAACCGGATATTACAGCAAAAATAAGAGAGGGGTGGCTATAATGCAAAACGTAAGATTGGCAGTATTGGATCATTTTGAGCATGTTTTAACTTTTTTTGATAACTCCATCCCTGATGCTACCCATTACGATGAGGCAATACTTCACACCTATCTTCAGGGATCTGCATACACCCTAGATGTTAAGGCGTCCAGTCAGGATACGGATAGTCAGTATCTAGTCGAGGGCAATAAGATCGCATTTGTATATAAGTCTAAGGATTATATGTGCAATATTATCAACGTATCTAAGGACGAAAGGGACATAGAGATATCGTGCTTCGGCCTGATTCTTGAGATGACAAATGAGACCAGAGAACCATATACAGCACCAAAAGCAATGAGTTTCAGCGAGTATCTGAAGGAATTTGACCCAGAAGGGACATTGACGCTGGGTATCAATGAGGTAAGCAATGAATCTATGGTGCTGAGTTGGGAAGGAAGCCAGACAGTACTGGCAAGACTGTATTCTATCGCTAACAGTTTTGAATCTGAATTAGAGTTTGTTACCAATTTAAATAATAATTACTCACTTGACAAGATAACATTGAATGTTTACAGGGAACACAGTGATCAATATCAGGGACTGGGGGAACGAAAAACCGGACAAATATTGCGATGGGGCAAAGAGATAGAGACCATAAGGAAGGAATCGGATATTACGGACTTTTTCTCCGCGATCAGACCTCGTGGCCGTGACGGACTGGACTTAGCAGGTTACGAAAGAACGGAGTATGATGAAAACGGAAACCTACTATATTATACAGCAGGCAATCTGATCTTTGCTCCACAGGCCAGAGACCGATTTCCAAGTAACTCTAATAGGACTCAGGACCGTTATGCCAGCTATGACTGGGAATACGATACAGACAGTCAGGCAACGTTGTATGGTCAGGCACTTGCTCAGCTTAAAAAATATAGTGTGCCTCAAGTAACCTACGAAATCAAAGGTTATTTCGATGCCAGCATCGGTGATACCTTTTCGATCGAAGACGACGGATACACGCCTATGTTAATCCTAGAGGCTCGAGTGTCGGAGCAGGAAGAATATTTCGTCGATGAAACGCAAAATAAGACCACTTTTAGTAATGTGGTTGAGCTTCAGAGCGAGATTGATCCTTCGCTATTGGCTGCCATGCGGGATATGATGGAACGCAATAAGGTGTTTCTGTGCTCCATTTCTTCGGATAATGGGACACAGTTTCACAATGGCGCTGGATCCACCACATTAACTGCGCAGGTCCGTGATGGGCGGTTAGATGCATCGGAAAAATTCACTTATCAGTGGTTTCGCAATGGTAGTTTAATAGGTAATGATCGCAGCATAACAGTAACCGCTGCACTCGCAACGCCTAAAGCCGTATACAGATTTGCAGTGTTTAACAGTAGCAACGAGCAGATCGGAGAGGCTGAGGCCACATTGGTGAATGTCGATGACGGTCAGGACGGCGATGTAGGGCCAGAAGGACCCGAAGGGCCAGCCGGCATAGATGGACAGACAACATATCTACATATCGCCTATGCGAACAGCGCAGATGGTAAAACTAACTTCAGTATCACTGACAGCACAGACAGATATTACATGGGACAATATACCGATCTTATCCAGGGTGCTAGCCAAGATCCGACGAAATATAAGTGGGCTAAGTTTAGAGGTGCAGACGGGCAAAACGGAGTATCTGGAGATAACGCTCTTACGGGTAATTTAACGCTTAGTCCGATTGTATTACCTGCAAACTCGGATGGTAGTGTAAGCGATTACAGCGAAGCAGTAGGAGATTTTGAGGTATATAATGGAACCGAAAAAGTAATCTCTGATATTGCATACGGTGTTGTGTCCAGCAATAATGTAACTGTTACTATTAGCAGCGTGACGGGTGCGTACAGCATTACAGCAATGCCGGATACAGCGGACTATGGCACTGCGATATTACAAGCAATCTATAAAGATATTATTATACAGAGATCGTTAAGCGTCGTTAAAACGAAGCAAGGGCAGTCTGGCGTAATTGTTTCCGATACCGCTCCTACAGACCCAGAAGCAGGGCAGCTATGGCAAGATACAAGTACTGGTGGAAACGGGGTAATCAAAAAGTACAACGGGACAGCGTGGGAGATATGGTTGATACAAACCGAAAATCTCAACGTGCAAAACTTATCTGCCATATCATCTGTTATGGGCACGATTACCAATCCGTATCATACAGAAACTGAGTCA